AAAGTAAGATGAGCTTAAATTATTATAAATCTGAAACTGAAAAAGTATGTAAATCAAAAGGGTGGGATCGAGCTGCGGTGGATACCGTATGGCTTCTATTGACTGAAGAATTCGGAGAACTTGCTTCAGCCATACGCCAATACAAGAAAACGTATAAAAAGACTGGTCTAAAAAAAGAAAGGGGTACTGATGTCATGATGGAAATGGGTGATGTTTTTAGTTACCTTTTCCAACTGGCGCACATGCTAAATGTAGATTTAGATCAAATGTGGGAAGAACACAGATCCAAAATGAAGACCAAAAAATATAATCTGAAGTAAAAGTAACTATGAGCCAACATATGCTCAATGACGAAGATACCATCAATGATGTGAATCCATTTGTCTCACGCGAATTCTCCCTTCCAGGAGGTGTGAGACAGACGGGTGATTTCGAAGATTTTACAGAAATTAGATCGGAAAACGGTATCCCAGCTCCAGTGCGTAGTGTATATTGTGATTACGGTCTATGTGAAGAATCGTCTTCACAATGTTCTTTATCTAGACCACTTCACCCAAGACGAAACATTGACACAGGATTTACTAAAAATGATAGAACTTTTGTTGAACGTGTTGTTGTAGGTGTTGCCAACAATCCAAAATTCTCTGTTATTGGGGCTTCAATTATTCTTTTGACTATTTCCCTACTTCTATATTACGCAAGACGTCGGTGAAGTATTCGAGTCTTGATTCATCATCGCACCTTTCCACCAAATCACCAAGTGTTTCGGTGCAAAACTTCTTAATAAATTCCCTTTGCCAAGCACTCTTTACATTAATCCAAGGTGGCTGGAATGTGGGATCCAATATTTTACTTGCGTGTGCAGTTCGAATATATGTATTTATATTTTGTCTATCTGCAATAATATTTTCAACTGCGAGTTCTGCCATTTTCTGTTTAACTTCAAACGTTTTTTCGCACATCGTGTCCAAAAACTTCTCATACGGAATTGACTGCGTTTTAGATTTCATAAAAACCCAATCTGCAAGTGGAGATGTATTTATATAGTCCATGTACGTTTGGTAACCTTTCCCCCATATAAATCTTTCGTATTCAATCTCGACATAGTCCAAACCGGAATCAATGTCATAGACGGCTTTTGCCGACTTAATGAATGAAGACATTTTGAAAACAGACGACTCTATTCTCTAAGCAAAAAAACCTTTGTCTAATTTAAGCTAAATAATATGGGCAGGCGACGTGGAAGAATAAATATTCCACTGGTTATTTTGTTCCTGGTTGTTGGGTGCTGTTGCTGTCTCGCTATTTTCACAACAGCTGGCGCTGCAAGTGTAACCAAACTTGGTTCTAATGAAAATGTAGGAACAATCGGACCTGACTATCCAATCGGGCGTTATGTTAAACTTCAGCAAACTACGGCATATGATTCATTAGATGTTGGAAATGAATATAAGACCTTAGACTTTGCCGAACTTGAAGTTTTAGATGAAAACGACAAGAAGATATCATATCAAAGGCCAGTTGTTTCTAGTTGGGGGTATGGCGCAGGTGAATTAACTGATGGCAACTTTAGTAACCGCGCTTCATCAGGTGGTAGTAATAAGAAATCGGAGTTAGATTCATTAACAGTTGATTTGGGTGCCGAACACACGATTAAGACTCTTTTGATTACCAATAGAATTGATTGTTGTAAAGATCGAGCCATTGGGGTGCGAGCTGTAATTTTAGATAGCGACAAAAAAATAGTTAAATCTACACCAGCTATAGTTATAGTTGAAGATAGCTATGAGTTTATTTTTGACAAAAGTAAAGGTTGGTCTAGAGTGGGTAGTAGTAACGAAACCTAAGTCACCCTTTGAGCTTAAAAACTAGATAAAGACGAGAGACGCTACATAAAAGAGTAAAAATGTATTCAGTTATTGCTAACAATAGCTTTTCCTACTTACTCACACTCGATGAGTTTAGGAAAGAACTTCCAGAAGAAACGAGACCTTCTTGGATAAAGATTACGACAATCACTATGGTCTCCAGCTTTATCCAAGAGATTGATATTAAAAAACTTCGCTATATATTTGAAAATCTGGAAACATTTAAGTTGCGAAGAAAAGGGACGAGTTGTGATGATGGATTTGTTTGGAAGTTGAAACCAACAACTTTCTATAACCAAATCACTCTTACTTATCATGATACTTACAGTACAAAGTCTGTTAAGGTGTTCCCGAATGGTTCCATTCAAGTCGCAGGATGCTGTGATCTTTTTGATTGTAAGAGAATAATTACCCAACTGACCTACATTTTTAAGACTTTTCTTGGAATGGAAATGGAAGTACCAATTGATTCTTTCAGGGTTGTCATGATTAACTCAAACTTCTCCCTCAACTACAATATCAATCTCATGAGAGTCGCCCAGCATTTTGAAAATTACTCAGATATTTTCAAAGTTTCTTTTGAGCCAGATAGGTATTCTGCGGTGAAGATTAAGTTTAAACCCGCACAGGAGATGAAGGAAATTACAACCAGTATTTTTTCAACTGGCAAAATTATTATTACCGGTGCGGAGACTCTCAAAGAGATTGCATTTGGTTACAATATAATTAACCAACACATCAACGACGATCCCCAAATTCGTGTATCTCCTACAGAAGAGAAAGATGTCTTTGATGTATTTTTGGGACACAAATGTGAGCCTATGGTCGAACATCTCAGAAAGAAAGGGTTCAATTCTTGGATTCAAACAATTACTAATAGACAAATTAATTTCTCAACAGATAACAAATGTCTCAACGACTTGGAATGGCCGATGGTCGATGCTTCACTATCCACTCCTCAGCACAATTGACTAACAACTACTTGATGAAGCAAAATGGTATTACTTTCGAAGATAACTATTCTTACCGCCAAGCTCTTCAAAAGCAGGGTCCTGAACTTCTCAACAAGATGCAAGAACAATCCCGCGCCACTTGTGATCCATGTGATCGTTACACCGATATGTCTAACATTTATTAGGTGAGGTAAATTTTAATAAAAACTTTAAAACCATACTCTAGAATGTCACAATGTGCCATATGTCTCAACGAGGTAAGGTCAACAAGGACTAATCCCCCGATCCGTTGTGGACATGTGTTTCATTCCCACTGTCTAGAGGAATGGAAAGGTAAAGGTAAGAATACTTGTCCCCTTTGTAGAAAACTATTTGACGTTTCAAAATTTAAGGTTGTGGTTACAATACATAACAACTACACAGCAGCTTCAAACTCTGTGTCGTTGGGGAGTCAATCCATATTCAATGTGATGGATCTTTTTGATATATCATTTGACGTTGAGAATACAGTGGATTTAGAGAGTTTGTTTTCTGACCTTGGGATGAGTCTTTCCGACCTTGATTCCCTTGTCCTTGACGCAGAATGAGCTGCAGTAACGTTCGTAATTTAGCCCAGGGTAGTTTCTAGAAGCCTTACGAGGATCGGTAATAGCCTTTCCCTTTGCATCAGTCAGAAGTGGTCCAGTAGCCCACCCACGCTTGTGACTGAAGACATTCGCTTTGAATACGATACGTTTATTTAACCCAAATTTACCAGCAGATTTCACTCTAGACACGGGAACTTTGAAAAACTTAGCTACAGATTCTTGGGTATCACCAGGCTTAATACGATATTCTACAATACCGTGTTGAACATAGAAGTGGAAATCTCCTTGTCGGATGTAATTAGTTGGTCTTCCAGGACAAACAAACATCATAACTTTGTAGTACCCCCTTTTACACTTTTCATTAGCCTTTACTTGATAGATCTTAGTTGGGTTATCTGAAAGAACAGCTTTGGGCAGACCTTTACAACTGGTATAATCATTTGGTTTGTTTGAAAGACCAGAACGATCACCTGGAATAGACTTCTGCCATCTATATGCTTCATAGTCCCCTACCGCATAAGCATAGCAGTTGTTGTTACCAATACCAGTCGCTGTACCCCAGCGCTTGGTGGTAAATTTTCGTTCGGAACCACTCAGTGGAAGTCCTTTCATTTGTAGTCTGCCTAGAAAAAAATATAGCTATCTAATAAAATGATCAAGGAAGTTGCCCAATCTCAAACCAAGTCCGATATGCTCACCGAGCTTCTCGTCTTCATCCTCAATATTCTCATCGCAACTTTCGTTCTCCGATTTGCGTGGAACCGCTCCCTCGTCAAGCACGTCACTGTTCTCAAGCCACTTGAGACCATGCTTGATGCTTTTATCCTCGCTTTGTCATTAAGCGTTGTTCGAGGTCTTTAGATTTCGTTATAACCAACAATCTTTTCACCGTCGGGGCTCACAAGAGTTGGGAAGGCTTCCATACCTGAACAACCTTCTTTGTCACAATCAACAAACTTAAATGGCTTATCAGCCTTTTTCATATAGTCTAACTGCTTACGAGTCCACCCACAACCCATGGTTCCGTAAACAGTCCATTCTTCTCCATTTGAAACTGACGCGCTGACAGTCACGTCAACACGTCGCTTTCCGGTTTGGCTGAGGATCAAAAGATCAATAAGTACGAGGAGAGCGAGAAGCCACATATTTTATACTATACCATTACATATTTTTTATAAATTTACACATTTGTTCTTTGGTTAATGCTGGATCCAACTTGAACAATTTTACAAGTTCATCCTTTTTGTAAAGACGACATTTACGTGTGTCAATCTTGACATCACCATTCTTGTTGATGAATACTTTTGGTCTTACAACTACTTCTGGGGTCTTGGTTTTTGGTTTTGGTTGAAGTCTCTTTTCAATTTCACGAACTTGATTCATGACAGATGGATCTCTACCACGAATTGGAGCTCTCTTGAGTGGTTGTGTTTTCTTTTCCGCTTCCTTTTGAAGAACAGCTCGTGCCCGTCGAATTGCCGACGATGTACCAACCTTTGTGGGTGGTGTTTTAGGTTTTGGTATGAACTTTCTCAATATACCACCCGGTCGCTTCTTTTCTTGTAAAAATGGATGGTTCAATATATCATTGTACGTTGGAAGTCCCTCGTGTTTTACAACGCGAAGACGCACACCCTTAATGACGTCGCTATTCACTCCAAGATATTTCTTTGGTAATAAGTCTTCCACAAACTTTCTGACTGTATTATTGTTTGAATATTTATGAATTATATTGAGGAAGTAGTGAACGTCATACATTGGATGTGAGTTTAATGAAATGCCAGCTTCGTTGGCAGACTCTTTGTCAATCCCTGGATTTCTAACGCCTTCTATTGTTGCAAGACCAAAGTCAATCATAATTGGTTTGTTATCCTTCAACACAAGTACATTGTTCCAGTGAAGATCGTGATGTCTAAACTTTGGATACTTTTCGTGAATCTTCTTGAGATTTCCAATGAGTTGTGAAATCAAGGAACTATAGGCTTTTGTTGACTGTCCAGATCGCATCCATTGTTCGAGTGATATACCGTTGATGTATTCAAAGTACAATATATCTCTATTATTACACGTTTTAAAGTGATACACTCGGGGGACGCCCATACCTTTCAACTTCTGTGCGATTCGGTATTCCATTCTAGCACTGGGCTCATTGGTAAATTTTATGGCAACTTTTGTATTGCATTTGTCATCTAAACAACCATAATATACTGCACCGTATGCGCCTTTACCAATTTGGTAAAGACCCCCTTTTTGAATTTGGACTATTCTATTCAAGCGAGGTGCGTACAATTGAGACTTTGGGTCACAACCCTTGGCTCCTCTCAATAACTTTTTGAGTTCTTCACCGACCGCGTTCTTCTGGGCATCGGTCTTGGCATTGTTGGCGATATGGACAAGGTCTGCGAGTTTGACCATACTTATTACAAACTAAGAAAAGTTTTCTTCAAACCACTGGAGAAGAATTTCAGAGTTGGTTTTTTTGATTTCATCATACACTACACCAAATTCAACTAAATATTCTTTAACTAATTCCAATAATTCTATATTTTCAGACTGAATTGCGCCATAAATAGCCGCACGCCCACAATAATGCATACCATTTTTATAAGCCGCTGAACTACCGGCGGTAACTTTCGTATAAGAATCTGTGAAAATTTTATACATTTCAAGAGCAAGTTGTTTATCCGGGTTTAAAGCAATCCAAAACGTTATATAGGTCATTTGATCTTGGCGAACTAATGATTGTATAGCTATATTGACATGATCCGCAATTAAGTTTTTGTTGGCCTGTAAGGTTTCCAAATCTCCATTTCTAGCAGCTTTGAGTACGATCGACATTAATTTTAATTAAGATTATTTTTATGTGAAATTTTCATCATACCATTTAGATACGGGACTTTCGTCATCATCTAATAGTATTCTATCGAAGAGAAGATTTTCATCTACATGACACATCGCGTGTTCAAGAATCTTAATATTTTGACTATCAACAGCGCCACACATGAGAGAATGTCCAAACATAGCCATGATTTCACTCCAATAATATGGAGAACTTTCACTACATGCACGCTTAAATGCTTGAAACATGTGCGATCCTTTAACGTGATCTTCATGTGCGGCAAGGTGGTATGTTAAAAAATTCTTTTCGTTATACTCTTGCTTCCCTTGATGTCTCATTTCATACTCAATATAGTCCGCAATCTCATTTCCATTTTCGCGAAGACTTTCATAATCACCCGCTTCAATGATTCTTAAAAGATTTCGAAAAATCATTCTTTGGCGAATATATGACAATAATGTATGACTTAGGTTAAAGGCTAATTTGAAAAGAGATATCATTTAATACTAATTATTCATGAGAAGTTTGTTTCATCTCATCAATATTGAAAATTGATATTTTTGATTTGTATTTTATTTATTCTTCATCTACTTCTTCATCTTCAATGTCATCTTCAATTTCACCTTCTTCTGGCAAATCAAGACCTTGGAAGGCAAATGAGGGAAGCTTGGTGGATTGCTCGATGAGAGCTTGTTGGAGACGGATAGTCACACCAAACTTGTTGTCAATGAACCAGATAGAACTGACATCAACGATAGCCATAGCCTTTTGACCCTTTTCAATGGTGTCAAGAGAGACTTGCTCCTTTTGCATATTATATGCTTCTGGAACAAATGTTCCGTCAGACTTCGTGGCAATCTTGAGCTTGATGGTTGATGGGTATGGTTCCTTTCCTGGGCGAACAATTGGCTTGTAGAGTGCTTCACGGAGAACTGCGACATTGAACTCTTTACCGAGCCACTCCTTGGAGTTCTCAGCAACTGTATTGACAATAAGCTCGTCGAGTTCCTTCAATTTATCGTGAAGTTCCATCGCTTCGGGATTTTCAGAGTCAAACGACAGGTCAAGAGAGTATGTCGTACGCCCGGTACCTTCGTCAGTAAAGACACTCAAACCATATGGAGAACGCATGAATGGAAGTTGAATGTAGAGTTTTTTGTTGTCGCCACCGTTGAGATAGACGGTCTTACCGCCATTTTTATTCTTACGGAGTTTTGAAAAGCTCACAGAGGAGGCAGAAAATTCAGAGGATCGTTGGATAGCAAGCGACATTTGTAGAGGGTATTATATATCTTCTTGGTGGTTTGACTTTAAGTTACTTATATGGGTTATAATCATCTTCACCCTTTTCAAACTTTTCATCAAAGAACTTATTAAGATCTCTGGGAAGTGAGTCGGTGGATGCCTTCATTTCACCCTCTGGTAAAGTGAAATAAATTACCGTTAATACGGAACTCAGTATTAAAATGAAGAAAATGAGAAGAACCAACATTTGTGATAAACTGACATTTTTTTGTATGACTATTATAAAACTAATATGGGTCTTTTTAAAGATTGTGGCTGTGGGTGTAATGGTCGGAAGCAACAGGAGAAGTTCATAACTTCCCTCATTTCTGGTCTCACCTTCTTTATCATCGCCAATCCTGAAACTTTCCGTCTCGTCAGACGAGTCCTCGGACCAGGTATCGCGACACCAACCGGTTGTCCATCAACTATGGGTCTCCTCGTACATTCCGCGGTATTCATCCTCGTTGTTTGGGGTATGATGAACGTCAAGAAAGATATACCAGAATTGTCGGCAATTAAAGAAAAGGTAAAGAGAGAAGAAGAAAAAATGGTTCCACCCCCCAAACAAGTTGATGTTGTGATGGAACCAGGCATGGTGGATCCAGCTTTTGTTGATACTGGTATTCAACTTGGTTCTATGGACTTGAACTCTATGTAATTAAGAACGAACGATCTGTAGTTTGTTCAATTTTTGAAAATTTAATATCTTTTAATTTACTTTCAATATTTAACACATGTTTATCGGTAATCGTAAAACAGTTTTCGATAAACATTTGACCGTTATGTTCGACAATCAGTGGTCCGGGTCTGCCAACAACTGATTGTAGAATAGTGTGCATATATGCATATAATTGGTACCTAGTCTTTATGCGCACTTATTAGAAAGACTCCTTCCATTTGTGCATCCAGAAATGTGAGCTGTATCCGCCGAGTCACCAGTAAAACCAGCAGCAAAATCTGAGTAAAAGAAGCATGAGTTTGCTCCACCAATGTGATTAGCCGTTCTGTACCCCCAACTTAATGCACCAATTTCTTGAGCTTTTTTAACACAATCATTTGGATCGTAAGTCTTAAAATCTCGATGTGGTAATACATTTGTACTTCCTTTTGGATAACCTGGTACAGAAGGCCATGGTTTGCAGCCAGTTTTTGGATCACCACCATATGCACACCCACTCAAATGTTGATCATCACTTTCATTACCCGCAAAAACCTCCGCCCACGCCCTGATATCACATGAATTTGGGTTGACATGATTCGAATTTCTATAAATCCAGTATGGCGCACCAAGTTCTCTAGCTTTCGCCGCACAACCTTCTGGTGATGTTACGTTATTTACATCTTTTAAAGGAATTCTATTAGGTGAAAAACCTTTTACCATTCCCGGTGGTGCTGCTGGTGGTGGTGGTGGAGGTGGAGATGGAGATGGAGATGGAGATGGAGATGGAGATGGAGATGTTTTTGTCTGTGATTTTGCTGGCGTCTCATCTCCTCCTCCAACCATCGTCATTAGCATGGATGACAGGCATGATGAAGAACACATCGCTAAAACTACACCCCCAATGGTGGCAACCTGTGACATTTATAATATATCAAGATTAAAACTCTTCATCAAAGCCAATTTCGTCAGAGGTGTCGTCCATCTTACCATAGTCACCCACCCGCTTCTCAAAAAAATTGGTTTTCCCATCAAGTGAGATATTTTCCATAAAGTCAAATGGATTCTTGGAGTTCCAAATTGGAGGCACTCCAATCTGTTTGAGAAGTCGGTCAGAAACATACTCAATATATTCGGACATCTTCTCAGAGTTCATACCAATGAGGTTACATGGGAGGGCATCCAAGATGAATCCCTTTTCAATCTCAACCGCTTCCTTAACAATTGAATGAACGGTCTCGGTACTTGGTTTATTACGCAAAGTCTTGAAGAGTTCTACGGCAAACTCTTGGTGAAGACCCTCGTCGCGGGAGATGAGTTCATTAGAGAAGCAGAGTCCTGGCATGAGACCCCGTTTCTTGAGCCAATAAATCGCACAGAAAGAACCGGAGAAGAAGATACCCTCAACACACGCGAACGCGAAGAGACGTTCAGCAAACGAACGAGACTTGGTATCAAACCACTTCATTGCCCAATCCGCCTTCTTTTGAATACAGGGCACAGTTTGGATAGCTTCAAAGAGTTCTTTCTTTTCAGCAGGATCTTTGATGTACTTATCAATCAACTTGGAATATGTCTCACCATGAACCATTTCATTATGACATTGATACGCATAGAAAGAGCGAGCTTCACTGATTTGCACCTCATCTGCAAAATTGTTATTGATATTCTCAAAAACAATGCCATCGGACCCAGCAAAGAATGCCAGGATATACTTTATGAATTTCTGTTCATTTTCATTTAGAGTCTTCCAATCGTCCAAGTCCTTGGATAGATCTACCTCTTCCGCAGTCCAATTGCTCATTTGAGCCTTCTTATAGAGATCCCAGAGGTGTGGATACTTCAGGGGGAATACAGTAAATCTGTTTAAGGTGGTGGCTAAAATTGGTTCATACTCTTCCTCAACCCATTCTTGAAATTCAAAGTAGTTTCCGATACGACGTCCATCACTAAATATTTGAGGGTAGGAGTCAAGCTTGCCGTCACACAACTTCTTGAGATCCTCTTTCTCAATCATTACTTTTTCATAATCAATCCCCTCCGATTCACAAAGTGTAACGGCGTGTTCGCAGTATTGGCATCCTTCCTTCGAATAAATTGTGATTTTCATCTGTGATATTATCCCTGATAATTTTTTGCTTGAAAACTCTAAGCATGATAGTGCCATCTGAAATAATTGAAAATGATATAGTAAAACTACTGGTAAATGAAGACGATGTAGAAGACGAAATGTTCGCCGTTGTGGGGATGAACACTGGCCTGGTTCTTGGGGTGCGATATTTAAACCCTACCGAACTCATATATAAGTCCGCGTGTGTCTATCAACTTGAAAATGGAGATATGAATCCAGCTCCATATGAAAGTGTGATGGAACACTACCCAAGTGGAACAACTTTTGAGGATTTGGAAATGAAATCTCTCGGTGACCAAATGTATGCGTTTTATTCCGAAATTGATGTTGAAGATTCTGATTCAGAAATTTATGATGAAGATGAGAGTGATTCTGAAATGGATGATTTCATTGTACCCGATGATCACATTGACGGGGAAATCATACCCCCTTCTGACTATAAATCTATAGACAAAGAATGGAATGAATGGAAACCATCAACCCCAGGGGCGAGAAGTTTTAAAGAAACTGTAGATGCGATTGAAGCTCTTGCAAAAGTGCATGCGGATAACCTAAGTTTTGGTGCGTAAATATAAAAATCAAAAAAAATAAGTGAGAATCATACCAATATGCTGGCAGCTATATGGTCTGATTTAGACCAATTATTACCCAAACAAAACGAAGAAAAGCCAGTGAATAGAAATTTTTGTCGTGAATGTTCGAGTGTAAAGATTATTACACCGGAAGGACTTCCAACTTGCTCCGAATGTGGTCTCGTGGAAGATAATTTTGTAGATGATAGCGCGGAATGGACGAGTGGTCTCACCGATGATGGACGTGTTAATGATCCAGCTCGGTGTGGTAATCCAAATGCAAATCCAGAACTCTTTTCACAAAATTGGGGTAAAGGAACAATTATTTCAACTCAACGTTCTTCAACCTACGAAAATAAACGAATGGCAAAGATTAACTTTCACATGTCTATGAATCATAAAGATCGGTCTCTGTTTCATGCATACCGGGATATAGATGAGGCATGTCATAATTTACCCGAAATAGTCTTAAAAGATGCTAAAATGATGTATAGAAAATTTAACGATGAAAAACTGACACGCGGTGCTGTCAGACTTGGAATCAAAGCAAATTGTGTGTTGTACGCTTGTCGTCTTGCTCAGTTTCCGAGAACAACAAAAGAGATTGCGGATATGTTTGGTATTCAATCTAAAGATATTAGTCGAACAACTCAAATGTTCAAGGATACCATCATGGGTAAGACTGAGAAAAATTACGTAACAAAGGCATTTGATGTGATGCAAAGACTTCTCAATTCTTTTGATATCGAACGCGAAAAACGCTATAAATGTAACAAAATGTGTGCAGCGACCGACGATTGTGTGGATTTGATGAGCAAAACACCAAATAGTGTGGCATCTGCGATTATTTATATAGTTCTTAGTCCAAACGTCACAAAGTCTGAAGTATGTGAGAAATGTGCAGTATCCGTGCCAACATTAAACAAAATCGAAACTATTATAAAAAAACACTTAGAGGTTAAAGGTGAATTGTAATAAAAGTATGGAACCATTAAAATTGTTTCTTTCTACACCGTGCTATGGCTGTCTCTTATACACATCTCCGAGCCCACGAGA